AGAAGTATTTCGTACTAGTGGGACTATATGAGGACCAACCATATGAGATCTTTGCCGGTAAGAATGGGTTTATTGGTAAACAGGTCAAGAAGGGTGAAATAATTAGGATGGGCCGACCTAAGGGGCTATATAAGGCTGTCCTAGAGGATGGCTTAGAGATCTCTCCAATCAATGCTACCTGTTCCGCCGAAGAAGATGCTCTAACCCGTATGGCTTCCCTAAGTTTACGCCTAAGCTCTAATATGCAGCTTATTGTTCAGCAACTTGAAAAGGTTAAGGGTGATATGCACTGCCTAGCTAAAAGTATGTCACGAGCAATCAAAAAGTATATTCCAGATGGTGTGAAAGAGGATGGAAGTTGTCCAGAATGCACTGCTAAAGATAGTTTAATCCGTCAAGAGGGCTGCATAACTTGTACTCAGTGTGCATATTCTGCTTGCCTATAACTCTCTGACCGGTGTATACTATAGGGTATGACAATACCATTTGGTGGATATTAAGGGGATTGAGCATGGGAAGTAAATATCATAGCCCTCAGGAGCTACTAGAAGCATACAATAACGGATTGGTTGGTGCTAAGTGTGATCCGGAGGATATAAAGAAACTACTAGGAGAACTAGCCTCACCCTTGTTTGGAGCGGCAGCATATGACCTCTCAGAGAGCGGGGTAGGAAAGCTTAGCCTACCATTCAGATCTCTACTCAAGTTTGACCCTAATTTTGGCCCAGCCGAAGCTCAGACTGACTCTGATTGTGTAGCTCACGCCACAAGAAATGCTGTAGATATCACGCGAGCCGTAGAAATTGACATTTTGGGCGAATCGGAGGCGTTTATAGCACGCGGAGCAACTGAAGCTATCTATCAGGCCCGAGGACATTATGGTGCAGGCATGAACTGCTCAGAAGCTGCCCGTTATGTTAATGGGGAAGGTGGTTTATTAATCAGACAAGACTATGGGGACATAGATCTATCAGAATATGACTCTAATTTAGGGGATCGGCATAAGATTCCAGACTCAATTTATTATGACGAGGCTAAAAAACATCCCGTAGATACAATTTCTCTAGTGACGACAGTGGAGGAAGCTCGCGATGCCTTAGCTAATGGTTATGCCCTATCTTGTTGTAGTGATTATGGTTTTTCATCAAGTAGAGATGAATATGGGATAGCTAGGGAACAAGGATCATGGAGTCATGCAATGGCCTGGATCGGCTGTGATGATACCCATGAATTGTATGATGAAACGTTGTTCCTAATCCAAAATAGCTGGGGAAAATGGAACGGCGGTCCTAAGAGACATGGACAGCCCGATGGCAGCTTTTGGGTTAGAGAGAAATCGGCTCGTGGAATTTTAAATAGTCGCGGCTCGTTTGTATTTAGCAGTGTAGAAGGATATCCCGCTAGACAATTGCCGCATTATGGTCTTGGAGGATGGGTATAATGGATGAAAATAAAACAGATTGGCGTATGTGGATAGGTATTATTTTAATCATAGCTGGTGTATTCTATAAACCAGGGACGTTTAATTTCGTTACCGAACCTAAGTTGGCTGAGCCTGAAGCGGAGATTGTAGAGCTAGTAAAAGACATAAGTATTAGTGACCCGACTGATTCCAGTAGATTAGCCGGGATGTTCAATGCAATGTCTCTACTACTTGATAAGATCGGTTTACCCACTAATTTAAAAGTTCAATACTTTATAGCACATGTCGGCAAGAAAACTTTTGGCACCGATTTACTGAGTAACGGTAAGCCCAAATACCCAAAATTTGCACCGGCAGTCGCCAAGGCTATGACTGAAATCCTTGGTCCTCAAACCGATACAAGTCCTATCACAGCAGACAAAAAGAGAAAATTGGCCCGGCTTTTTTACGGATTATCGTGGAAAATATATCGGGCCAAGACAGACCGTGCGTACGAAACATATAAATTACGAGCCGAAACAGTAATCAACGAGTACAATAAGGTAAAGCCAGATGAACCGGACGCTGAAACCTGTCCTTGTGCCGCAACTGGATTTATAGTGCATGGAGATGGGCATAAAACACCATGTCCGTGTGTTGCGGGAGGGAAACAGTGCAAGCACAACTGCAAAAAAACAACTAAACCGCCGACAATCTCAAAACCCGACAAACCACCTTCCCCACCCAAGAAAAGAGCACCTTGTTCTTGTGACACAAATTCGACCTACTGTATATGTGAAGAACGTTTTGGTAAGTGTAAGTGTAATTCGCGACATGCTGGTGGTTCTGACTCCTGTGGAAGACGTGGGGTCTTAGACTGGTTACTTAGGAGAAACTAATGACACACATAGAAGATAAATTAATGCCGCTGGGCAGCAAGGTACTACAGGAGACACAACGATACGCTAAAAGTGAGCGATACTCGATTGATCCCCTGACTATAATTACAATCATCCAGCTACTATATAAACTGGCCCAGATACTAATGAGCTGGTGGAGTAATAGAACAGACCGAGCAATTAACTCTAGTAAGAAGCTAAACTGGATGAAAAAGTTTGTCATTTGGCGATATGCCAGAGCAGGAGCAAGAAACCGCAAGGAAGCTAAATACATTTACGGCGGCCTTGTTAATACAATACCGAAATTCACCGACAGTGACCGTAAAATTTTGTTTAATACAGTAGATGAAAATCTATAAAGGAGAATTCACATGGGTACGAAATTACAAGCATTGATCAGATCGCGTAGATTTTGGATCGCGGCAGCTGGGCTTATTGTTGTGGTAGCTAAGGATACTATGGGCTTAGCACTTGATCCGACTCAAATCGTTGCAGTTGCAGGTATTGTTATTGCCTGGATTACTGGTGATACGTTCCGTAAGACAGAGTAAGGAGAGGGTCATGGGTGCTATAGTAGATTTTTTTAAGAACCTAGACCTTATCCAATGGATCTTGATGGGCGGCGGTCTATTCCTGCTATTCCCGAACCTTAAAAAATGGTGGAATGGATTTTGGGGAAACAAGGAGGAGAAACAAGAGGTGGCTCACGAAGGATCTCCGCTGTCGAGTGTAGTTTGTAAGTGGGAGTGTCTATTAGACGAATGTCATAAGCTTGAATTGCATGATGCATGTGAGAAGCTAAATGAACTATTTCCACTACTAGGTAAAGCATATGAGGCCAAGCATGGGAAAGAAGAAGGGGTCGATTCGGAGTAGAATCGTAGATGCATTCTTAGCTGAGTTAAACATTAGCCGTGAACTCGTGGCAGATGTTTTAAAGGTATTGGATCATGTCAGTGTAGAAGAGGTTGACAATGGTGTCGAAATCAATATTAGTTTAAAAAATATCAAAATTAAGATCGACACCGAGACCACAACACGAGAGGATGGCTGGATATAAACGAAAATAATCCATACAAATCGCCAAAAAGCGAACCAATCCCAAAGAAAAAACTGGAAATTGACTGGTTTGCTGCTATAATTATATTTGTAACGTTGCATGGGTCTACTCTTGCGGCAATATTATTATGGGAGTTTTTAAAATGAACGAGGTCAAACATTCTCCATGTCTTGTTTTAAATCAAGACTACACACCTCTACTTGTTATCAACTGGCAGCGTGCTATCTGTCTGCAAATAATCGGCAAGGAAGTACCTGGAGAGGGTATTAGAATCGAGAAATATTATGATGATGAGTTCATTACCTCCGCTGGTGGCGAGAAATTTGAGGTTGCCGCTGTTGCCGTATCTGGTAGATATGTCAAGCGGCGTCGTAAGATTGCTCTGAAGAAGCGAAACCTATTAATACGTGACGAGAGAACATGTCAGTATTGTGGACACGAGGTTAATCCTAAGAGTTCAACAATTGATCACGTTAAACCTAGAAGTCACTTCTCCAGGCCAGGACTGGCTCACACCTGGGACAATACAGTTATTGCATGTATACGCTGTAACTCGTCAAAGGACAACAGAACCCCTCAGCAGGCTCATATGAAACTGTTGACGGTTCCTAAAGAGCCTGACTATGGAAGTTTCTACGCAGGCATGTCCCCTTGGGCAACAAGACCGCCCGAGTGGGAGGAGTATCTGATGAGATGAACCGTAGTAATCGTTGTGATAACTGCAATCGTATGCTCAACGACGGTGATCGGGTAACGGTAATTATTCCCAATGTGGAGGTTACTGATAGATATATGAAGGACAACGCCACCGTCCGTCTTAAGCTATCACCCGATGCCGTCGAGATACGATCTGCTAAGATATACTGTAGGAATTGTTTGGACTATTCGGACCACTTTTTAGAGGACAATACGGATGAAACGTAGAGAACTATTTAAGGCATTGGCGGCATTACCACTCTTGGGACTTCTAGAGCCTGAAGCTACAATTGCTCAGGATAATGATATAGAGATTATATTCCCTAAAGACTCCTTGAAACGAGTAAGTGAGCAGCTATCAAAATCATGGCCTGGAAGAATCCCATTTGAGTTTAAAAATATAGTTAACCATAGGATTACAACTGAATTTGAACTACAACAGGTCTTTGGGTTAGGACAAATAGAGCTACTGGAGGATATACCCGAGGGCTATACTACAGAGATAGAGATCGAGATCAGGAACGATGATGGCAGTATTCAATCATATTTATTTGAATCAAAAGCCCCGGTTGGCACTTCTACATGGACTTGGACTCCAGACGCGGATGTGACGGAAAATAAAGTACCTACCAACCCATATCTTACACAGGGATTTAGGTGCTATTATGCTCTAGATGCTCTAGATTCTCTTGAGATTTTACATAAGGGAAAAAGTGTCCAGTTCCTTGATCAGATCAGCTCTGTTGGAGACTATGAGTTAGCCTGTAGCTATAGTGTTGAAGGGGGAACTGCTACCTATAATGTCAAAGGACTACAGTTAAAGTCGATCAGTTACTATAATCCGGTAGAGAACGTAGGAATGTGAAGCTGATGGATTATGATTTAAAATGTCCAAAATGTAACCATGAGTTTGAAGCAGATTGCGATTGGGATAAGGATCAGTGTCCTAATTGCGGCAATGGATTTATGTGGGATGAGCAATGTGCTCCTGACTTCTCGGATTGCTGGACAATAATATTATGGGAATCAAATAACTATGAATATTAATAGACGTAAATTCTTTCGAGTGGCGGCTGTTGGGGTAGCAGCCGCCTCTCTCCCTGCTTTCTTGCAGCCGGAAAAGATCCACGGCAAGAGTATTACCCCACTACATAACGGATTATATGCTTGGGAGGAATATGGTTTTGCAATATTTGACCCTCCCCCACAAGAGCCACAGGATTTTCCTCTACGATATGATCCTTATCTTACACAGTATAAGCTGGAATGGCATGAGGTAGAAGATAGACTCTTCTCTCAAGAAGATATTAAGCGATGTAGAGAACAATATCAAAAACATCAAGAAGAACGATTGGCGGAAATCCTATGTGGCCCTTTACGTCACGGTGTATATTCTAGTGATATTCTAGATAAGATATTTCTGGTAGATAGCTTATCTACTCACGCAACAGTTGAATTCCCCCTAGATATACTAAGGGCAGAGATATGAACATCAACCGTAGAAAACTATTTCGGGTGGCTGCTGTTGGATTAGCCACGGCTGCTCTACCCGTCTTTTTACAAAAAGATATAGTAGCTCAGAAGGTGGTTACAGAATTACCGGTAGGAGTTACTGAAACAGGTAAGGTTGATGGCCTACAGGGTGCTATTGATTTTTTGCTGGAACATGCTAAGGATGGTCGTTGGGATATAATGATTAGGGCCAAAGATATATTGGAGAGAAATTTAAAAAATATGCAGGAGAAGCAGGCCGCCGCTGAGATATTGAATTCATTGCCTCGTGAAGCCTATGATGAACGAGAGTTTATAGCATATACAATTCCTAACGGTGGCTATATACCCGAAAAGACGATAGTATCTGATATAGGAATCTGTACCAGATGTTTTTGCTGTTGGACCAAACAAGATGGCTGTTCTAATCCTGATTGCGAAGCCAATCTAGATTATCAAGTCTTCTATCAAAAGGACTATTATTATTACAGTGGTGACCAAAAAAAGAGTTTGAGTATCAATCTAAAAACTAATAAGGTGAAACAAATAAAATGAAAAGAAGAAACTTTTTGGGTGGAGCGGTCGCTGGACTCCTATCCCTAATACCATTTTCCCAAGCGAAGCCTGAAACCCAGGAGACTGTTAAAGCTCTAATAGATCTTGAGCCTAAAATATTCAAGTATAGGATGCCTCTTGGTAAAGATGATGACTATATAGAGAATGTCACCTTGGGCCATCCTGGCAAGGTCTGGACTTTCAATTACGATAAAGACGAAATGATGGAGAAACTGCGTCAGACCATGATAAGCATGGCCGAGGCTAATAAGAAAGCTGCCAATGCAGCTGATGAATTGGCAGGATGTCTATGGAATATTAAGGATGGTAAAGATCTATCACCTAAAGAGATTCGAACTGAACTTTATATATCTCCGGAAGCTCTAGAAGATATTAGAAACTGGGGAGTTGATGAGTTGAATGAGAAGACTAGGAAAGAGGTGTACGCAGGGTTTGCCCCAATCTCTTACGTTAATAACGCAAGGAGCTTATACCGTGCCGGAGTATAATTTTCAATGCAATAAATGCGAAACTCTTTTTAATAAGTTCTGGTCTATGGCGGATTATGATAAAAGAAGTAAAAACGTAAAATGCCCTAATTGTAAAACAAAAAAGGTGTATAGAGATTACGCTACTGATCAAGTTACTAGTAATGTAGTACCTATGCTATCTGAATGTAGCACTCTACAGCGGTATGCTGAAAAGCAATCGAAACAATACGGTAAAGAAAAATGCGAAAAAATGGCAGAAGGCTTTACCGAATATCGTAGAAACAAAAAGGGGGGCATGAAAGAGCTACCATCCGGTATGAAACGCTATGATGGTGCCGAGAGTATGCCTGCCGAACTAACTAAGCCCGCTGCTAAAAAGAAACGCCGGGCTGTAAAAAGAAAGAAAAAGAAATGAAGCGAGATCAAGTTGTCTTTCATCAGATAAATCCGGATCGTACCGAGCCTGCTAACGAAAGCATTTTTAAAGTATTTACTTTTAAGGGTAAGGAGGACTTTTTGGACGAAGATAAGTACCCGATGCTGGACCTAGAAGACACACAGAAGGCTTTCGAGTCCCCTGACGCTCACGCGATTAAACAAGTGGTGGGTAACCGGACCCGATATTTTGTAAAACGCGGTAAGGCAGGCAGGTTATTCAATCCTATTGGCTTATATTCCGAGGGCAGTCAGTATAGTCGTACTAGACACGCCGCAAAACCCAATTGGGAAATAAAAGAAACCACTGAAAAGATTTTTATCTACTATATTAAGTTCTTGCGTAGTAAGAATTCTGCGTGGCTTAACAATGCAGAAAGGGAAGTGTAATGGTTAAGGCTAAAGGGAGACTAGGGAAAAATGAAAAGTATATAATTGAGGGTATGTTTGAGGACGGACATAGTTTCGAAGAGATAGCAGAAGCAATTGATAGGAAGGCAGCGACTGTGGAAAAGCACATCCGATCTATCTCGGAAGCAGAAGCGGAAGCAGTAGAAGAGGGAGAACCGACGAAAAGGAAAAAGGCAAAGGCTCCCATGATCCGTAGGACTGTGAGCGGCAAGGAAGGCGTATCTATTATGACCGACGCAGCCTCCACGATTTCTGACCTCAACCGTAATAAGCCGAGTACAATTAAGAAACGCTACGAAGGAACTATTCATAAGATCTCGGATGATTAATGGCTAAAGAGCAAACAGAAAAAAATAGATACAAGTCCAGGTACTCCCCTCAAATCTGGGTCCATGCGGCCCAGTACGTCACTGAGCTTATCTGTGAAAAGAAAGCTAAAGTAGACAAGAAAGACTTACCAGTAAAGTTTTGGGAATTACCAGAATGGAATAAATACTTTCGGAATCAAATAGCGTCCGCTAATAAGTTGGTAAAAACTTATGGAGAGCATGCGGTCATCGCGGCCCTCCATGATAATAGAACCTGGAAGACTTATTCTCTGCGGGCTAAATGGTTGATTCCCATCATAGAAGAGTATAAAAGAAAAGCTGAACTTGCTAAGCAAATTGCAGAAAAGATATCTTATGACTTTTCAGAGAAGAGTACCTTTGAGAGTAACAATCGTAAGAAGTCTGTAATATCAAAGCTTAGGGATTTAGAATGACAAAAGAAAAAAAAGAAAAAGTAGTAGACAGTTTTGCCCCCGATTTAGTAAGTGTCCTCGGCGATGTCTTATTGGATGCGAAATACATAATAGATAACCCTCCACCCTTAATACCACTAACACCGAAATTAGATCTAGCGTTAGGTGGTGGGGTGCCAGAGGGTTCTCTTTTTATAATGACCGGTCCAGAAAAAGTGGGAAAGACCGTTACTGCTCTACAGTTCTGTAAAAATGCTCAGAAGACACTGTTAGAGGATGGGAGTCGCCGTAAGATTGTTTATGGTAATGTGGAAGGACGAGTAAAGAAACGAGATTTGGAGGGTGTTAATGGTCTAGATATTAACCCAGACTTCTTCCGGCTATTGGGTTCTACCAAAGGCAATATTCTATCAGGCGAAAAATACCTAAAAGCGTTCGATCATATGGTATACCACATACCACACTCTGTCGGTGTAATTGACTCCTTCTCAGCACTAGCTTCAGAAAAAGAACTGGTGGAAGATTTAGAGGATTCACAAGTAGCAGTAATGCAAAAGTTTATTGCTAAATTTACACGGCGATTTGCTAATGTACTGCCGATTAATCGTGTTACTCTAGTAGGCGTCACTCATATGATGGCTAATATTGGAGCAATGGGAAACGCTCGTAAAACGTCAGAGAAGTCAGGGAATGCTTTAAAGTATGCCCAGGATGTCAAGTTGCGAGCAACTCATAGAATGCCTCTGAAACAGGGGGAACGACAGATAGGTCAACATATACATTGGATAGTAGAAAACACTGCTACCAATGCCCTGCCCGGTCAGAAGGTAGTTAGTACTATGAAGTATGGCCGAGGCATCTGGGAAGAATGGGAGTTGGTGGATATTGCAAAAGACTTCAGTATCATCAAGGGAAGCAAATGGCTAACACTTCCAGGAGTAGACTCACAACTTAATGGGCAGGGACAAGCTGCCACTTACTTAGAAGAAAACCCGAACGCTTATAGTGATTTATATGCACAGGTTAACGAAATGATGGGGATTTAAAAATGGATCGTAGAAATTTCTTAGCAGGGGTTTCCGGCCTGTTGGCCGCTGCCCCTATTTTACCTGGGCTGAATTTACTTAATCAAAATTACAGAGAGCTAGATGTAGAAGAGGCTGATTGGCGAGATATAATACCGGTTAAGCCCAATCCTGCTACGCCACAAATAAAAGAGGCTTTATCTACAGCTGACCTCAGGGATGTGTTAAGTGCAGTTGCAGAGATACCAGGAGACCCAGGCTTCTATGGTTTTTCATATAGTTCAATCTTTGAACCCGTAATGATGAACTATAGCTCCTTGGCAGAATTTCCTTTAGACTTTTTCGCCCCAGGGTCTCCAGATGATCTAATATCTATCTTTCTTGATAGTAATAAGCAAATAATAAGATCAACGTTCGCTGATCCCCATCAAGACTATGTAAAATTAGAAATGGCCGAATGGGTCGGAGATGACAAAGAGATAAGTATCCGTCCCTTTTCAAAGGATCGTAACTGGGATAGTATTGCGGCCTGGATACAGGAGATGCAGAGCAGCTTTCAGTCTAAGGTGAGCTATTCTGCATGGTCTCTCTTACTAGAAGCTGCTAAAACTAGTCCTGCATTAGAGGTGACAAATTTTATCGGTAAAATTAAAGAGAATATACCCCTCATGAAAGCTGCTATGCGTAGAACGATTGGAAATAGCAGTAGCGAACTGATGTGCGGGCATGTGGGACCAGTTCAAAACCTTGACCGTCCGGGGTTTTGCGATCTAGTACGTCCTCAAGCAACCGACTTATATGTGCCTACCCATACCTACCTAGCATTAGAACAACAGTTTAAATCTATGGTAGATGAGATGAACAATATGATGCGTCCCGAAATTGATCTAAGACAAGAGTGGGATCGATTTCGACCAGATAATCAGCGGATGACCATACTAGGCGTTAATATTTGTCATGCCCCTGAACTATCATGGTGGAATAAAAAGCTTCATTGGGGAGTGCTTTTTGATCTACGTCATAATGACTATTGCGTTCAACCGTACTATGATCTCCCGGAAATGATCACTAGAACTATTGAGAATGGTAAAGTCTCTGGTAGGGTGTGGGGAAGGTTAGGTATGGGAGTACTAGATACTAGAAAGATCATGTTGGTAAAATGAAAATAAGAGACCTAGATGGAAATATAGTAGAATGGAAGCCATCAGGGGAGATCGTTACTGCTCAAGATACTAGGTCAAGATCAAAGCTACACCTAAGTGCCCGAGCTATTCTTTATGATTTGTTTCCTACTACTCTTATTTTAGAAGAAGTAACCGTCCCTATACGTCGAGGTACATCGCAGTATCTCGACTTTTTTATCAACTCAATAAAACTCGGCGTTGAGGTACACGGGCAGCAGCACTATAAATTCAATAGTCTGTTCCACTCTACGGCACGTGACTTTTTAGATCAGAAGAAACGGGACAGAGATAAAAGAGAATGGTGTGAGACAAACAATCTTACTCTTATTGAACTACCTTATAATGAAGAGAAATCATGGCAGAAAATGATACAAGCTCGTTGACACCTAAGGGCCGGATGGAGGCTGTTGAAAAGATCTTAGACGAGTACGAGACAGCTCTCGGTCTACCCAGGTTTCAAGAAGACTATGTGGGCGAGTCTGAAGTAACGACATATATAGAAATGGACCGGAGATCAATGGAGAAGTTGACCCTGGAGGACTGTGCAGAAATTGCTATAGCTCTAGATCAATTTGCCTTTCATCTCCAAAGGGCTGTCAACCGTGAAAACGCACGAGTGAACTGGGCTACTGATCTACAAAAAGAAATGATTACCGGGCGAGAGTGTCAATACCAGGGCTCGTGGGATAGCCAGTTCCACCAAGCAGTTAAGGGCGATGCATTCACCAGACAGGTAGCCAAGATACAACGATACGCTCAACAACGATCAGATAGAATAACATATTTAGCAAATGCTGTGAGAAATCGCAGCAACTTGTTTATTAATTTGCAGAAAGCAAAGGTAATGAAGGGATGAATAGAAAAGAAAGAATAGCGGCCCTGTTGTCGCAAATGGATAATGAAACACTAGAACAGTTGGAGAGTGCATTAGCTCCTGATGAAAATAATTCCCCGGCTCCAGCCGGTAAGAAAAACAATCGGAAACGAGGCAGAGGTAAGAAGCGACAGAAGTATGAAGAGATTCATAGCATCAAGGAAACGGATGAAGAGAAGCCAACTAATAATAAAAGTCAAAAAAGAAAGTCCCGAAAGCGTAAATCACAGGGTGGACCTAGTAAGGGAAAGCAGTGCCGAACAACTCAGATGGATACAGAATCCCGACGAGTTAATAGGTTCGACGAGTTTATTAAAGGCACCTCCCTAGATCCGTCAGAGCAGGAAGAAATGAAAATAGCTCAAAATACAGATAAAAAACGTAAGAACCATAAACCGTTTCGAACCAGCCGAACAAACCCTATTATTGAGGTTAGGTGTCGTGGTTGTAAAGAGTATTTTGATGTAGCAGCAAGTCTTGTTACTGACCACAAGAGATATAAGTGTAACGATTGTTCGGGGAGTGCGTGTGGATGATACTGTCAGATCCAGCAGCAGAACGTGCTGTGTTAGCAGGGATATGTAGGTATGCTGGCGATGCATATCTAGATGTTGCTGATCTAATCAATAGTGAGACGTTTACTATTGAAGCGAATATAGTTATTTACACCTGTGTTCAAAGATTTTTAGAAGAAGATAATAGTAGGAAGGTTGACGTAGCATCGATTTTGTCTGCGGCTAATGAATTGGGCTTATCCTCATTCTTTCAGGCTAACTCAGAGCTAAATCACCTGTCCGCAATCCTTAAGTTTCCTGTTCTACTTAATAATGTACGTAGATTTGCCGCCAAGATTCGTAAGCTGCAAATTGCCCGTATGATGTACACTCAGCTTGAGGAAACCAAAAGTCAATACTTAGATGTTAAGGGAGACGAACCTATCTCTCATATTCTAGGGTTGGCTGAAGAATCTATTTTTGATTTTACTGCTTTACTAAATGACCAGGATGATTCGCCGGAACTGCTCTTTGGGGATCTAGAAGAATTCTTAATTGATAAGGCAGATAATCAAGTAGATCAAATAGGTATCTCTACAGGGTTTCATAAGTATGATTTTGCTATCGGCGGTGGACTACGTAAAGGAACTGTAAATGTAATCGGGGCCCGAACTAAAGTGGGCAAGTCACTGATTGGGTTGAACATGGGGGTCTCAATGGCCGAGCGAGAAATCCCGGTCCTCTACCTTGACTCTGAAATGACCAAGCAGGATCAGCAGAGCAGAGGAGGGGCAATGATCTCATACCCCACAAGAAATCAGGCTACTATTAATGACATTGAGACAGGGAAGTTTGCCTCCAATGAGGTGGACAAGACAGCCCTAATTAATTTAGCTAAACAAAAAAAGGGCCTGCCATTTTACCATAAGAATATCGGCGGTAGAGCGTTCGAGGACCAGCTATCTATTATGAGACGGTGGATAGCTAGGACGGTGGGACTTAATGATTTAGGAAAAGCTAAAGATTGTGTAATCATCTACGATTACCTTAAGCTTATGGAGGCGTCAGAACTAGCTAAGACCGACATGAAAGAGTTTCAGCTGTTGGGATTCATGATGACATCCCTCCATAATTTTTCTCTACGCTATGAAGTGCCTATCCTATGTTTTATCCAACTAAACAGAGATGGAATCACTAAGGAGTCTACTGATGCCGCTAGTGGTTCTGACAGGATTATGTGGCTATGCTCTAATTTCGCGATCTATAAGGAAAAATCAGATGAAGAAATAGCTAAGGATGGAACGGAACATGGCAATAGGAAACTTGTACCGATCATTGCTCGTCATGGTGAAGGGTTAGAGACTGGTGACTATATCAATGTATTAATGCAAGGTAAGTATGCCAAGTTAATCGAGGGGTCTACTGCACTAGAACTGGAAGCCGGAGGATCATATAACGATGACGACCCAGAATACCAAGACGACGAAGACGTGGCGTTCTAAATATACGGATCAGAAAAAACTAAACACCCTCTGCGATATTGTCCTCGATAAGATTGAAAATCTCTACGAATACTTTGATGTAAGGTGGAGTCGAGGAGCCAAGGTTGTATTTTCTTCTTGTTTCGTTCACGGTGGAGACAATAGATCTGCACTAAATTTGTACTATAACGCAGACTTCAGAGTACACTTTAAGTGTAGGACAAGAGGTTGCGAGGAGCATTTTGGCACGTCGATCTTAAGTCTGGTTCGTGGTGGCCTATCTCATATTAAACATGACTGGAAGAGTCCGGGTGATAATGAAGTTACATTAGACGACACTATTGACTTCTTACTAAATCGCTTTGAGTTATCTTTTAGTGATTTAAAAGAGGGCGAGGAGTACAGTACTGACCACCAAGATTTTTGCCGGATAGTAAATAAAACAGCTGCTAGAGAGGCCCCCACTGGCCTGATTGATATGGCATTCTACAGAGACAAGGTAGATATTCCCGCCCACTACTACTTACAACGAGGGTACTCCATAGAGGTATTAGATGACTATAGTGTGGGCACTTGTAAGACGTATGGTAAGCCAATGTATAATAGGGCAATGGTTCCTATTCTTACAGAAGATGGCGAAAAGATCCTAGGATTCACAGGACGTAGTATATTTGAGCAGTGTGCAAAATGCAAACAGTGGCACAATCCTGAGAAGGACTGCTACTTTTTTCCTAAATGGTTACACTCTAAGGGGTTTGAGGGAGAAAGAGTTCTTTATAACTACTGGAGTGCCATTCAACATATACAAGACAGCGGCGTAGTAATCCTGGTGGAGTCACCAGGAAATGTGTGGAGACTAGAGGAATCCGGGATACACAACTCTGTTGCTATTTTTGGTACTACTTTAAATGATGACCAGAAACAGCTAATAGACGAGTCCGGAGCATTCTCAATTATTGTGCTAATGGATAATGATGAGGCGGGTCGTGTGGCTGCTAAAAAAATCAACGAACAGTGCTGTAAGATATATCGGATGTACTTTCCAACAATTACAACTGGAGATGTGGCCGAACTTAGTGTAGACAGCGTTACTTCAGACATTAAACCGTGGATTGATCAAGCAAAGGAAAAATATCTATGATAAACAAATATCGTATAGGGGATAGGATTAGTGGTGGTGGGGTTGTTTATGCACTCTTCTGTCCGCGTGAGTACTTTATTATTTGGCTAAAGACTCAGGGTTTAGGGCTCAATGACCCCTGGCCTGCCCATTCATGGGATACTAAATGTCCAGATTGGACTGATCACCCTGTGTATTATTTGAGGTTTGACGAGCCTGTTGCACCGGGAACCTTTGAAGAGTTTGCCGAACAGAACCCACAGATACATGAGACATATCTATATAGGGAATATGAGAAGTGGCCTAAGGTAAGTAGACTGGCTGTCCCTGAGTCAGAACTTACATTAGAAATAGATATTGATAAGATAATGGACCAATTACTAGAACCGTTAGAAGGAGAAGAATCTGATGAATAATACCCCGTGGGACTTAGACCAGCATGCTCTAAACTACTTGAGTCATAAGGCCGAAGCTGATAGACAAAAAGCTTTTACATCCTTAAGTTTATTATTAGATCACTCTGCTGGCATAGGAGATCATTCTACCAATGACTATTATCAAAACTTAGATGTCGCGTTGGATACTCTTGTGGATGCTGAGGATCGCATAGAAATTTTACATAAATATTTCTTAACCCAGGAATGGGAAGATGATAAGTCCATTCATGGAACCTAAGGAGGAATAGACAGTGAAAATCTTCTATATTGTATCGGAGTGGCCCAAGTATTGTAATGAAGATCCCGAATGTGGTGACCAAGATTTTGCTGGTGACTGTTATGGATATCATGTAGAATTTGAAGGGCAGACCTTGGCCGATTATGGAGATGACTATCATGATGACGGGGGTAGTAAGTGCGAGGGGTTCATAGATGGCTATACATTTGCCCTTGGTATAAAACAATTTGATATAGAATATAAACAAGAGATAATGAAATGACACAAATCATCGGCTTTGCCGGTAAAAAACAGAGTGGGAAGAACACCAGTTGTAACTTTGTTATGATGTTGAAGATTAAAGAGTATGGAATCTCTCAACATGTCCGTATCCATCCTACAACTGGAGTCCTAGAAGTTAAAGATGTTCTCGGTCAAAAGATTGCTGGAGGAGGGTTCTTTCCATTTGATGGGGCCAATGTGAATATGGAAAGTATCTATGCATCCGTAGGACCGTTCTGTAAGATGTACGGCTTTGCTGATGCCCTTAAAGATATAGCTATCAATGTGCTGGGATTACCCAGAGATAAAGTATATGGAACAGATGAGGATAAAAAAACGCTTACTCATCTTTTATGGGAAAATATGCCCGGAGTAACAACCGAGGTTACTCCACAAGATCCTGTGGCCAAAGAGGTTGCAGGACGGCTGGGTATATATTATGAAAAAGTTCTTAGTGGGATCGTTTATCATAAACCAGGACCAATGACTATCCGCGAAGTCCTCCAATATATGGGTACAGAGATCTTTCGGAAAATGTATGCAGGAGTTTGGGGTGAAACACTCATGCGAACCATTGAACGAGATAATCCTGATGTAGCATTAATCTACGATGTTCGTTTTGATAATGAAATGATATGTCTGACCGAAGAGGGCGGGTCTATTATTGGTCTCAGGCGAGATATCTTCGACAGTCAGGATACCCATACTAGCGAACAAATCAACTTTGACCTGTGTAGTCTAGTACTAGAAAATGGTGGTATGGATATTGAGCAGCAATGCGAGGCTATCTATCACGCTCTAGTCCTGCTTAAATGTAAAAATATACCTCAAGCAATAGTGGGATAAAATGCCAATACCAATCGTTTATTTTAGAAGCAGTTCTTTTGGCTGTCATCGCTTCTGCCCGATGCAACATTATTCTGAGTATACTTTGGGCTGGAGAGGGCCATCTAATAAAAAAGCAGACAAGGGTACTATCTGTCATAAGGTTCTAGAGCTTTGTGCCCTCTGCAAATTAGCGATTCAGCGGGGCGAGAAGGTTGTTGAGGATAATGATATCGGCGAGATATTTACAGACCAATATGATCCTGAGTATCTCAACGACATAATCTCCCGTGTGTACATGTTCTATACCACTCACCTTACCCATCATACTTGGGAAGACAAGGATTTTAAAGATTGTGTTAAATGGGTGTGGAAAGCATTGGAGTATAATAATGGAATGTTCGATCCAATGAACTGTAATGTGGTTGATGCCGAACCCCATTTCGATTTTGAGCTACCTTTCGACTGGGCAGAGTATGATTATAAAGTAGAGGGAAAACAATTAAAAGGAAATTTGGCCCTTAAGGGTACTATCGATTTGATTGTGGATCGCGGCAACGGCGTGTATGAGATCTGTGATTGGAAAACTGGCAAACGTTTAGATTGGGCCACTGGTGCTACCAAGGATCAGACCAAGCTTTTTAGTGATGCTCAGCTTAGAATTTATCACTACGCCGTGACCAAGCTCTATCCTGAGGCCAAGACTTTCATCGTTACTATATATTTCATTAACGATGGTGGAGCTTTTACTGTTCACTTCCAAGATTCAGACCTGGAAAAAACAGAAGATATGTTACGTAAGAGATTTGAAGCTATACGTGATACAGAACGACCAGCACTGATTCGAGAGATAGATAGGAAACAAACATGGAAATGCCGCAAGCTATGTCACGCGGGCATGACCAGTTTTGAGGATGACGAAGGCTTCCAGCATATTGATGAGTTTCGCCCAGGACAGGTCAGCAGGTACAAGCAGCCTATGACCAAGTGTGAGCAGTTAAAGTATATGATTGAAAAAAAGGGGATTGAGTGGGTTACGGAGAACTATAAGCATCCCTCCCATATACACGGGGCTTATAAAGAGCCGGGGAGTGTGGAGTAAATGAATAAAAAACATGGATATAATACTGCTATACATAAGATCTGTGCTATATGTGAAAGAAAACCATGTAAACAATCAGAAGAGATTTGTGGTAAATGTA